CACATACACTAGTGGCACCAGGGCACGAGAAAGCCTTTCCAGCAGGTAGGCCGAAGGTATTTGCGATTGCTGCTTGCTTTCCATTTTTTGTGACAAGGTTAGCCACCTTTCTATCATTAGAGCGTTTGAGTTTAAGTGTAAGTGTATTAGTAGTCAAGTCCGAGACTCATCTCTAGAGCAATGTCTTCATTATAGGTAACGGACATTTCTTCTAGCAAGCAATGAGTGCATTTTTCTTCATATGCGTCAATAGCATTTTCTTTACATACGGGGCAGGTTGTTGAGTAATACTCATCGAACATTTCATCTTCATACATATTGGCCATTAGGGGGTCTCCTTTGTTTTCTTTAATTGTATCATTTCGGACTGACATTTCCTACGATTGTAGGATTTCTTTGAAGGCACGGCAGAGGCAGCATTGCTACGGCGTAGTTCCATAAGCCTGCGTAATTCCTCATCTGTTTTCTTCATATAGCAATACTAACACACATCTACTAAAAATGTCAAATCTAGATCGTGTGATTAAAATCACAAAAAATTTTTTGCCCCCAAAAATTCGGGGAAAATAAATGCTTCTTCTTAAAGAAATTATTCTAGGGGTTACTCACCAGTATCCACAGGGTTATCCACAGACACACCCGAACGGGGCGCCCCATTTTTTAAGGGTATTTATTCGACAGGGTCTTCAATAAAAACATACAACGGAATTAAATCAGTGTAACCATACTGTGTAACTTCTGTTTCACCAAATTCGTTTTCGGTTTGTATGTCGTAGTTATCTCCTGTTGAATCACTTTCAATAAAAATAACTTCGACAATGTCATCACCAATTTTAATTAAATCGCCAAGCATTAATTGATCTGGCTGTAAGTTATCAGCGTGTATTAAATCCATAGCCATCATTGTATCAGACATTTTATTCCTCATCTTCATAGTTATCTACTGGGTCAATAAACCAAGATAGGTGGTGTTGGTCTACAATAGCGTGTGCAGGTGCGTGGCTCATTCCCTTATAGAATACGCCTTCAGGCATAGCAATAAATCGGTCATAGTCCTCATCATAGTAAGCATCAATAGCCTCGATGCAAGGTTGCACCATAGAAAGTGGAACGGGTGGATAGTGATTACCCTGTAAGTGATAGGCTAATTGTGTTTCTAAATCTAGGACGCTATCTGCTAATCCAATTGCTGTTACGCTTCCCATTATCGTGTTACCACCATTCCTGTTTTGTAGAAAGTTTTAGTGTGCATCTTACCTGAAGGTTCTGATAAGTTAATTGTTGAGTATTCGTTAGCAAATCCGTGGTCTACAAATCGTTGAAAAACTTCAACGGCAGATAAAGCATCTGAATAACGACCAACCCAATTAGGTGTAGGTGCAGAGTCATAGGTGCAAGTTACTGAGTATAGGTATTCATTCATTAGTCATTCTCCTTAGTTATAAATAATTGGTGTGGGTTGCAATCGCAAGACTCTGTATCGTAGTCCTCGCTATTGCCAAAGTGTAGCCAACCTGTGCCATAGCATAAGTCGCAAGTAGTTATCTCTAAGTGCAATTCTTTCATTACTCCCATTAGATAGCCCCTTCCTGAAATAGTCCAATTTCTAAATCTAGCAATTCGCTAGGTGTTGCATTGTCCAAGTCTACCCAACCTGCACCCTCATTGTCAATTCTAAAAATCTCTATGTATCCCATTATTATTCACCAACCTTAACTGCGATAGTCGCAAACTTATTTCGCAAGCCACGAGCATTTATTTCTACTAGGTAGGCTTCTGTATTATCTCCATACCAAACTTCTGGTCGTGGTGTAGCAGATACAATCTCACCCTCAAAGTGACGAGTGCGTGAACGATAGTTTTTACCAATTAGTAAATCCTGTATTGTGTATAGTTTAGTAGCCATTAGGCAACCTCTTTCTTTTTTGTTTATAAATCTATCCTACCACTAGGGTCTGACAAATCTTTCTTATTTATTTTTCTTACTATGTAAGTCTAGCCTATTAGACACAAAATATCAAGTTACTAGGCAGTAAATCCAAATAGTGAGACGCTCAAGCCCTGTGATAAATCTCACACAAACAGCCTTGTGGATAAGTCTGTGGACGACACGCCCGACCCCGACGTCCCAAAAATTGGGAGCAGTTTTTATTCTTGCTCAGGAATTTATTTTATTTTTTATTTCGCTCAGTTCGCAAAGCAACTTGCAGTCTGCGAATTTCTTTTTGTTGTGCAATATTTTGTTTCCAAAATACCAACATCATTGAAAGAGATCCAGCCAAAGCAATTACAATTGCAATTAGTGTTCCATTATCTAAAATCATTTACTCATCTCCAATTCTTTATAGCAAGCAAGAGCAAATCTATTTGCGTCAAATCTTGGATTATCAGTTTCAAACATTAGAGAAAATTCATCCACTAAATCAGCGAACAGCATTTCTCCTTGCTCATCAAAAACAGAAGTAGCAAAGTAATTGCTAAGAATTTCAGCAGTAGCGACATAGTCTTTACGAGTCATCATTTATTCTGCCACCTTTACAATTGCATAAGTGCCACGAGCATTGATTTCATCAAGGGCAGGACCGATAGCAGGCACTAGTAAATCCTTTAGCATTCCTTCAAGCATTGCAACTAAATCTGAGTGAGGGATAGATAGTGCTTGCTTAGCGATTGGGTGTGTTTCGTCAAATTCGGTTACGAACTTTAGAGAGTGTTCAATTTGAATTGTCATTTATTTTATTTCCTATTCGTTTGGGTTGTAGTGGTTATAGTTTGGAGTTAGGGCGCAATGGCAAGGCTCGACATCATAGTCAATGTCATTACCCCAAAAGATAAGACCTGAACCATCACACTCATCACAAGGGAAAGTCATTACTGAGTTTATCATTATTTCACCAACGCCTTTCCTCTTAGAACACCGCTAACGCCTAAAGCGTCACACGACATTTTTACAGATACGCCAACAGGTAATTGTGTTGGGTAAGTTGAGATGAATTGAGCAACCGCACCCCTAGAGGCAAGGTTGATTTTTTTGGTAGAACCTGAATAGGTTTCTAGTGTTATAGTGTAAGTCATTTTTAGACTTCCTTTCGTTTTTAGTGATAAGACTATCTTACCATTAGGGGCTGACATTTTGGCTACTTATTTGCTAAGGCTCACTGTGATACTGGTCACATTTATTTGCTTAGGCTCATTAGCCAATTTGTCCTTTATTTAGTTTTTCTTATGTAGTAAGACTACCACACATACCCTGAAAAGTCAAGGCGACACGCCGTAGGCGTTATGTGATTTATATCACTTATGGATACACTCAGATTCTACTTCGTGTCCAAATTCTGAGACGATTTCATCATAGATTTCGTCCATATAGTCTAAATAATCTGACATATTTTTCCTTTCAATTTGAGAACCTTTCTCAATTTTCTTTATACTAGAAGTATAGCAGAGAAATGTCAAAAAAGCAAATCGACACGCCGTATTTTGAATGTGATGTCCGTCACACGGGACGTCCAAAAATCGCAGAGTTTTTATTTCTGCGATCTTGGTTTTTATTTATTTGTTTTCAATTTCGTCTAGCAATTCCCATAGTACGGGCTCTAATTCTTTAGCAGAAATATTTAATTTTTCTTGAAGTGTTTTTTCTTTTTTTATGTTTTGTCCGTATGTTGTAAATTCAGCCATTATTTTCCTCTCTTCCTTTTATTATTCCAAGAATTAACTCTAATTGCTGAGTAGTTAAAAGTGCTTGAGCGCAACCCCAAGTAAATGCGAAATCGTGTTCGCCATAGTGTTTTTTAGCAAGAGTGTTTATTTCTTGCGAAATCTCAAAATTAGTTTTCATTAGTTAAGAACCTTTCCATAGTATTTATCAAATTCAGTTATGGTCATTAGACCTTTGTATTCATTACAAGAAAAGCAAAACTTAGTTTCGCTAGAATAGACTTTTTCACAAAAGCAACAAATTAGTTTAGTCATTTATTTAACTCCTCAAATAATTCTTTACACTTGTTAGGATTTTCCCACCAAGCAAATCCTGCGTGGTATTTCGCAGGGGCTAGGACAACCTGTCCACAAGGGCAGAGGTTCATTAAACCTCTAGGATAATCGCTTACAGTAGCGAAAGGTTCAAAAATTCTGTTAGTCATTATTTGGACACTTTCCAATCTGTCCACATAGGTAGACGCTCAGGGTCGGTATCGTTATACCAACGCTCAATGTTAGTTTCGCAAACTTCACAAAATGTGAATTGCTCATCATTATGGTCTGAGATAGCAGACTTATTAGGGGTATGTGACACACATACTGTGTTTATTACATTTGAATTCATTTGAATTCCTTTCTAGTTCAGAAACCTTTTCTGACTTTCTTTATACTAGAAGTATAACACCTACCACTGACATTTAGGGGGGTATAAAACGGACATTATAGACATTGTGATGTAGAACACATGTGATGTACGCCACACGGGACGTGCTATATAGGGGGGTGATCTGTAGACGTCCCCCTGTGATGCATATCACATGCGACACGCCGTGTTAGGACTTGACTTTTAGGGGTAGATGTGTTATTATACTAGTATAAGAAAAATTAAATAGAGTTAATTAAGGTCAATGAGCCTATCAAATAAGCGAACATCTGTTCGATGAGCATAGCGAATAAGTGACCTAAATCACATACGAAACACCCCTTTAGGGCTTGACTTTTAGGGAAATGTATGTTAGTATTACTATATACAAAAATTAAATAGTAAGAAATCCTAGTGAGCCTCTGAGCCTACCAAATAAATCTAGAAATAGAGTGAGCGTAGCAAATAAGAGCAAATAACCTAGGTCAGCAAAAAGGTATCAAATTGGTATCGCATTAAAAGAAAGGTTCATTAAATGAACACTATATATAACGAAATAGCAGATGAGTTCGGTCCATCTGCCCTATCTATAAACAATCCTCTACCTAAAGAGGCTCTCTCATTAAGAGAGTGTCAAATCCTACTAAATAAGTATGGGTTTGAAAAGGCTAGTGTTATCGTTAAACGATACGCTTCACTAAGTAAGGTAGGTAAGTAAATGAGCCTACCCATTATCCTAGTAGCCTTGTCAGTGCTATGCACTATAATTATCCTTATCCCTACTATGTTAGATAAGAGTGAATTCTAATGCACCTATACCTATGCTCACAATGTAGCACCCTCGCAATCGTTACCCAAAAGGGTAAACAAATAACAATCAACCCCTGCTTATGCACAACAGAAAAGAGATAAATAAATGAACACATGCAAAACACCTAAATGCGATTCCTTTGAGTTAGTTTTTAGTGGAACAGATGCCTTTATGCTAGGCATACCAACAGAACAGATTTGTTATGATTGTGCTAACACATACGCACAGGTATCCCGTATTGTCGATGCTTGGAAGGCAGAGGTTGCTATTGTTTGATTGGTTTACAAATCCGTTTAGTGTTTTATTTGATTGGATAGGATATTTTCTTATCTTCGGTGCAGTTGTCACTATGATTTTAGTTATTGGTGCAGTAGTCGCAATTCCTTTAGGGTTAAAACTATTAGGTGTTGCATTCGCTAAAACTATTGTAGTAGAAACTAGCAAGGTACTAAAAGACATAGGCATCACCAACATTGACCTAAAGCAACAGAAAGACAATGAGAAGATGAAAGCCTATCTAGATCGCAAGGTGGTACCCATACTAACTAAAATTAGTTAGGTGGCACCAGTGCTAATTAAAACTAGTTAACTAATTAGTCTATACTAAGAGAGGTAGTGAGTTATGTGCTCACTATCTTTTTTGGTGTTTCTTTTTAAATATATGTATCATACATCTGGACAAAATATTCAGATTTTAGGCTATTTAGGTTTTACAAAATTTTTCAGATTTCGACGGTATAGGGTATAATAGTTTTATGGGAATATTAGATAATCTAGAAAACGCCTGGGATGGTAATTTTGAATTTGAATCAAAGCCTATGGTAGATAAAGACGCAATGGGAAGAGAAGTATTTTGGCAGGATCTAGGAAGACCAGAAGAGCCAAACCTGGCTGTAAAATTATTTTCAGAAACCTGTTGCACAGATTGTAGTTGCAAAAATGGATGAAGAGCAGAAGTTAACTCCAGAGCAGGCTCAAGCAATTTTATTATTTCAGATTGAGCAGAAACTAAGGTTTGCTATTGCAAACCAAGTAGAGACAAAATTTCACGGTAGTTATCATAATGCATCACACGACATAGCGCAATTCATCCGCAACATGGCATAAAAATTTTTCAGATTTTAGTTAAAAACACCTTGAGACTCAAGATCGTCATAGATCAAACCCATCATATGCTCCAATGCTGGATACTGTCCGTCAATTCCTTTTTTAATATCTTCTTGGCTCAAATTTGATTGCGCCATTAAGTTTCTATTATAATTGTTTACTGTCTCAATCATAATCTCAATTACTTCGTGTCTTATCATGCCCATTCCTTTTCTTGGTCGTATGTAACAGAATACTCTCCTGTAAATATCTCTGCGTAAGATATGATATCTCTATTATACCTTATAAGGGTCTCTATGCCAACCTTATCGCATATGTACTTCTTACCCCTAGTAAGTGGTTTAAACTTCATCCCCTGCGCTTCTAGGGCTGTATTAAGGGTATCTATGTAACGTGTCTTGCCATAACGTTTTGATGTAAATGATTGATCAACATAATCAAACCTTGCTTGTGCATCATTCTTTCTTGCAATGTCCGAATTGTCTATTATGTACTTTGTTGCAGGATGATTCATCCGTGTAGACCAGTTTCGCATGTTGTTGCTGTATTTCTCCATGTTTTTAAGAGTTGAGTCAGCAAAAGCCATGCGTATAAGGTCTTGTTCGGATAAGTCAGCCTCTATTGCGAACGAAATCAAAAAAGCGGTTGCGAAGGGAAACTTGTCGCTATATGTCGTGACGCCGAAGTGTACATTCGGATTGAACGACTTACTTGACATACCGTCTCGAATTAAACGCATATGATTGCCGAGAGATACAAACTCTTGTCGATTCATATCGCAGTCGACGAACAAACATTGCGACGGATCTATATCCTCGGCGAGACATAAAATATTTTTGTCATATGAACCTACTATTTGCGAACCATTAAAACGCTCTAATAATTTTGCGGTCATAAAACCATCCATGTCAGGGGATATAATAAGATTCTTAGAATACTCCAGTGTGTTGAGTATGTCTGTTTTCATTTTGTATAAACGTCCCTTATAATAATGTTATGACTGTGCAAGACTGGGCTTCCTTAATCGTAGCGATACTTACAATTGTATCATCAATCGCCTTTGCAATCAAGTGGATGGTAAAACATTATCTCAGCGAACTTAAGCCGAATTCTGGATCATCGATGAAGGACCAAATTTCAAGATTAGAAACCGCTTTGGAAGATCAGAGAATTGACTCTATAAAATCTAGAGATCGCCAGGAAAAGAAACTTGAAGATATGTATCGGATGTTGTTTGAGCACATTGACAAACTTAATAAATAATTTTGCTATATACTATATATAAAGATAGTTTTTAAAACTATAAAGATAGTTCTTATTTCTTATATATATTAAGTATACACTATCCCTAATCTGGCTAAAATAGACTTATGGTAACAAATCGGACATTGTCTATTATAACAATTGTATAACAATTATAAAACCTTTACTTTAGTGTCCATTTTGTCTATTATGGTATAATTTTATTACTGGCTAATACCTTGGTTTGTCCTATACCCACCAATCAAGGTATTAGTCTTTTTTATGGTATAATCAGTATTATGGCTACACATGGACCAGAAGTTTTTGGAGCAGACCCTGCTCTTATTAAATGGCAAATAGTTAGAGGAGATACCTCTCCGCTTCGTGTGGAATTTTTGCAAGATGATGAAGCGACATATTTTGATATATCTGATTGGACCTTTGAGGCTACTACTTATGATCCTCAGTCTGATGCTCTTGATTCCCTGGAAGTTTCACGTGGAACAGGATATGTAGATATTTTGGCCCCAGCATCTATTACAGAACTATGGGGCACTGGTTATAAATCAGTTGTAACAGAATTAACTTTTGATCTTCAAGTAACTATTGACGGAGAAACAATTTGGACACCTTTGATTGGAACTATATCAGTCCTTGGTGATATTACGGGGAGTCTATAATGGCAGTAGTTAAAGTTTCAACTCCAAGACCAGAGTTGCCTCCAGTAATTAGAATTAAAAATAAAACATTTAAAGTAAATAAATAAAAACATGAGATAATGGTCTTATGGCTGCTTCTAAATCTATGGACTTTCCTGGCGCAAAAAAATCTAGTTATGCTGCACAAGTAGAACAAAGTCAAACATCTCCTCATCAAGAAAATACACTATCTTTTCTTCCAGTTCCTGGACCAGTAGGACCTCAAGGTCCAACAGGTAGAGATGGAAAAGACGGATTGCCAGGCCCAGCAGGTCCAGAAGGACAAAAAGGACCAAAGGGAGAAAAAGGACAATCTGGACAAAACGGACTAAGTTCTTTATCATCTTCAGGACAACAGGCTGGATGGGGATCTTATACAAATAGCATTGACAAACCAACAAAACTTGGAATCTCAGAGGGAGATGATGGCTGGGTAACCCTTATATTGGATACAAAAGATAAAACCCAAAATGAAACCTATCTTCCAAAAGGTTGTACCAGTCTTTGGAATAGCCACCAAAGAGCCCTAAACTTTCACGGTATAAAGGAAGGCTCGCAAGTATTCATAACATACAACTTTGAAATAACCACCTATACATCTAATACTGAGGTTTGGCTAAGAACCTATTTTGCAAGTAAAGATAAGGAGTTTGTTCAGTTAATAGGATCTTTCAAATACCAAGGAATATATGTTCTTTCTGCTACTCAGCAAATCTTTATTGAAGATCAATCAATGTGGGGCAATGGAGCAGTTCCACAAATTAGAACAGACTTTGATGCTTCCGTAATCCTTAATTCTGTCTACGTCAGCGTGGTATAATAAAACCATGGCATTTCCAGCGAACTATGACTTTAACTACTATAAGGGTGATACCTTTGAATTTCGTATCTACCCGAAAAAGAATGATGGAACAGTCTTTAATCTAAACGAGTATAAAGTCCCAACAAATTTTGCTAGTCTTCCAGATGACGTAACAGACAACACAGCCCCATACGATAGCGCACAATTTACTATTGCAGATGGCCGTGGAGCAACAAAAATTGTAAATGGACTTCCTGTCCCAGTATTAACATTTAAATGTTTTGCTAGAGTCTCAGATGACAACACATTTGTTCAATGTGCTATTAGACCAACAGAAGGAAACGAGTTGGTTGCTGGAACAGAGTATGTTTATGACGTTGAAGTTAGAAAACCATCAGGGGCTTCAGGCAGTGGACAATATGAGATAGTTCAAACATTACTAACTGGAAAGATAACAATTACAGATCAAGTTACAGGCGCAACGTCTGTGACTAGGCCATAAGGAGCATAATGGCAGAAGTATTATTGTCTAATGAAGACTTAACGGTTTTTGGTGGACCAGAAGGAATAAGTCTTGACCTTGATATAGGACCACAAGGAGAGCGTGGAAGTATTATTGTTGGATCAAATGGAAATCCACAAGATGCAAATGTTAATGCTGAAATAATGAATCAGCCTTCAGGCATTCAGGCACTAGATATTGCAATTGATTTTAATGAGTACTCTCCAACATATAAGACAGTATTTCAAAAAGTAGCAACAGCAACTGGAACTCAGTGGACACAGATGCTTAGTTTAAAAACAAACTTTTATTCTTCTGTAGAAGATGTAACTGCAGCAAATGGAACACTTACAATCCCACCAATTAATATAACAGAAATTGCAAGCAATATAAACCTTACATCTGCAAACTTTAGTATTCAGTATTCCGTGTCTTCAGCAACTGGAGGACCACTTTCAACAAGTCTTGTAGTCAATCCTGTAATAGATAATCCAATTAGAGCACTACCACTTGAAATAAAGGGTGTAGAATATATTGAGGGCATTTGGCAGCCAATGGCTGGTCCAAAGCGTGTTCATTTATTTATTACGGTGGTATAATGGCAAGAGGTGATTTATAGTGGCAGCAGAAAACATTGACAATACCGTTGGTGGAACTGGGCTATTCAATGCCAAAATCCCTGGACTTTCAGACTCAGCAGACATTCAAGCAGCCCTAAGACTTTATCACTATGGAACATACGAATATGATGGTTCTAACACAAATACTGCACTTATTCCAAACCCTTCAGTTGCTCACCATTTTCAAAAACTAACAAACGACAAAGCCAACCTTTCAGGTGCAAATTTTACTGGACCAATTACAACTCCAAATAATACCGCAAGTAGAATTTCTTTTTATTATTCAACCTTGGCCTCTTTTCCAGCAGCAAGTACTGCACACGGAGCAATTGCCCATGCCCATGATACAGGAAAAATGTATTTTGCACACTCTGGACAATGGCTTGAGTTAGCATCAGAATCTTATGTAACTACATCAGTAACTAATGCAATTGCTGGTGCCACTGGAGGATACCCTGGTCTTGCAGGAGAGGCTATTGATTGGAACTCTGTTGATTTAAGGTTTGATGTTGTGCCACAACTTGCAAATGTTGGAACAGTTATAACAAAAACAGAAAGTTTTACTTTATCCCCAGAAGATGTTGGCAAGACTGCCGTTTTGTATTCTTCTAATCCAATGGTTGTAACTCTTCCAGCAAACGCTTCAGTAGAAATCCCAGTGGGATACTCTATTGACATAATCCAAACAGGAACTGGCTCAGTAACAGTGTCTGAAGGAAGTGGTGCTGTTTCTATTAACAGCAAGGCTGGAATAAAATCTTTAGACGGACAATATTCAAAAGGTACTCTGGTTAAAATAGACACAAATATATGGTTTTTTTTTGGAAACTTACTTAACGTAGTAGTCCCTACTCCAACACCAACACCTACCCCAACTCCTGTAGCACCTACACCAGTAACACCAACACCAGTAACACCTACTCCAACTCCTACTCCAACTCCAACACCAGTGGTACCAACACCAACGCCAACTCCAATCCCACCAACACCAACACCAACTCCTACACCAACTCCAACTCCAACACCAACTGCAACAGTAACAGTTCCTGATTTTGTAGGAGGCAATGATGACGGAGTTGCAAGTACATTAGAGTCTTTAGGTTTGACTTGGTCTTATATACTTAGAACAGAAGGTGCAACAGCACAAAATGGTGGAGATGTTTACTCTCAAAGCCCAGTAGGAGGAACTGTTGTTAATGTAGGATCTAATGTTGTTATAACTGTGTATTCTTATCAGTCAACACCAACACCAACACCACCGACTCCTACTCCTCCTACTCCAGCACCAGAATGTGACTACGTAGATGCACCAACATATTGCTTAAATGTTGATTCTCAAGGTTATGGAGACGCATATCAAAGGTCTTGGACTACTGGATGTCCAGATGTTTCATTAGGAAGAAGTTACTGTGGAATACCAACACCTACTCCAACACCAACACCCGCAGTAACACCAACACCTACTCCAACGCCCGCAGTAACGCCAACACCTACTCCAACGCCCGCAGTAACACCTACTCCAACACCAACACCTACCCCAACTCCAAGAACAGAAACAAGTAGAACAATTGGAACCTGTATATCAGATGTATATTGTCCAGAAGGCGGAGAAAGAGAAGATATTGTTTATTATTCAGATGGAACTAGTGGTGGACAATTTGTATGCTGTTCTTATGCAGCCCCAACACCTACTCCAACGCCCGCAGTAACACCAACACCTACGCCAACACCTACGCCTGTAGAGACACCAACTCCAACACCAACGCCTACTCCAACACCTGAGCCAACACCAACACCAACGCCTACTCCAGCAGGTTGTGTATACAATGGACAAATTACAATTGTTCCATGCGGATATAATAACTGTGTATATGATAACTGCGGTAATTTTGTAGGATATACATCAACATGATATACTTAATAGAGAGGAGATAAAATGACAATAAACAAAACTTTATATTTTTTACATATACCAAAAACTGCTGGAATGACAGCAGGTATCACTATTGGTCAATTTTTAGTTGCTAATAACTTGCCTAAATATCCACCATCATCTCCTCCGCATGCAGATGTGTCTTCTGAATATGCATTTATTCAAGGGCATCTAGGAAGATATCCAATTTCAAAAATTGAAAACCTATCAGTTGCAACACTTGTAAGAGATCCACTAGATCGTGCAATTAGTAATTTTTTATATATTTACAACAGAGTGCTTGCTAACAGAGAAGAATACTTAAATTTAGAAACAATAGAAGCAGGGCTAAAGTATTATTTATTTGAGGACCCTAATTATATTGCTCATAGAAACATACAGTCAAAATTTATATGCTCAGAGCCAGAAGAAAACATTTTTAAAGATCTACCAGTTGATGGGCAGTTGGACTATGAAAATAGATCAAAACAATGGTATTTAAAAGATATTGAAATAACACTAGAACTAGTTAAGTCATATGTTGATCAATTTGACATAGTTAACACAACGACAAATGTTCCAGTTTTTATAAATCGCTTAGTTGATTGGTTTAACACGAACTATCCAGACTTAGAGACAAAGTCATTAAGTTCTGAAGTATTCAATATAAATGATTCTTCTGTTTTATTTGCAAACAAAACTTACACAACAGAAAATATTAAAACATCTTTGTCTGATGAAGATATAATAAAATTTTTAGATTTAAACAGTATTGACTTTGAACTTTACGAGTATGTTTACAATATAGAAAGTCAGTAAAATGTCAGATAAAAAAGAAAATGCTTTAGATAGATATAAAAAAATGCTTGGAGAGACAAGGCCTTGGGATATTGTAAACCCTAATACTGATTGGGCAGATGAAGAAAAAGCAAAAGAAAGATACAGTATTTGTCAGTCTTGTCCAGAACTTATTAAGTTAACCAAACAATGTAAAAAGTGTGGTTGCTTTATGGCAGTAAAAACTAAACTTGAAAAAGCAACTTGTCCTTTGGAAAAATGGTAAAATGATAAAAGAAGAAATAGCGCCAGGAATAATAGTTTATAGCAACGTAATCCCTAATAGTGAAACTCTGTGTGAAGACATTGAAGAGGGACTTATTTCTGCAAAAATTATGTGGACTCCAGCACAAGTAAAAGACAATGACAAGCCTGGAGTAAACACAAACTCAAGAGATACAAGTACTTTTGGGGTTCCTTATTATGGAAAAGTTTCTGAAGATTTTACTAGTTTTCAGTCTTCTTTTAATTCAACACTAAGTAATTTATTCTTTGAAAACTTTGATCCAGTTGAAAGAGATTACAAAAATCATTTTGGAGCCGAAGCGCCATGGCATGATTCTTATGCCGTATTAAAATATGGAATTGGTCAAAAATTTACAAACCACATTGACGATCATCAAGACTATCATAGAAGAATTTCTACAACCTATTACGTGAATGATAACTACTCAGGAGGAGAACTTATATTCCCTAGATTTGATATTTCTTTTAAGCCAGAAGCAAACCAGATGATAGTGTTTCCATCAACTTTTGTATACAATCACTCAGTGTCTCCAGTAACAGAAGGCGAAAGATACGCTGTAGTTTCTTGGATGAGATAATGAAAAATCCAACAGTTTTAGATAATCTTTTAAGTACCGACGATTACAAAAAATTATTGACATATTTAGAAAATCCTAAGAGTTTTGGGTTTGATCCTGGTTTTAGCAGATATTGTGTCGGAGAACCTGAACTTCCATTTCTTAGTGAGTTAGCAAATAAGTTAACAGATACTGCAAGGAAAGTGTTTCAAAGTGATAAACTAGTTCCATCATACGCACTGTTTGCACATTACGAAGGACAGGATCCTTTACCAAGTCTTTATAAGCACAAGGATGATAATGCATGCACGTATACTCTTGATATGTGTGTTTATCAAAATGAGCCATGGGATCTATGGGTAGAAGACAAAAACTATTGTCTTTATCCTAACCAAGCACTTGCTTATTACGGAAATGATCAAATGCATTGGCGAGAAGAGTTCCCTAACCCAGAAACTAATAATGTTGCAATGATATTTTTTCATTTTGTAGAGCCAGATCATTGGTGGATTACAAAAGGACCAGACTATTTAAGAGTAATAAGAAAAGAACTGTCTGAAGAACAATGGTTAAAAATAAAAAATGATTGATTTTTTTTCAAAAACTGTTATTCCAGCATATGATAATATGTTTCCTAACACCAAATACAGTTATACCTATGGAGAAGAATATAGAAAAAATTTATTTATTGATAAGGAATATTTAAATAACATAGATTATCAGTTAAATAATTATGGACATAGGTGCGATAATTTTAAATTAAATCATGAATATAACCATATCCTGTTTGCTGGATGCTCATTTACCTTTGGAGAATCTTTACCATATATGCAAAATTGGTCTGGTAAATTGTATAAAAAATTTTTATCTGAAAACAAGTTAGATGGATATTTTGCTTTAGGGTTTTTAAATGGTTTTACTTCACATATAGTCTATAACATAATGTTATATTGTGAAAGTTTTGGCTTTCCAGAAACTATTTTTTGTTTTTTCCCGCAATCTGAAAGAACTGTAAAGTATATAAATAATGAACTTTTAATATCATATAAAATAGATAAAGAACATAAAGAAACTGGAAGAGTAGATTCTTTTAAATCAATTTCTTTTTTAGAAAAATATTGTGAAATAAACAAAATAAAATTATTTTGGTCTACCTGGGATAATCTTGATGCTGATTTCTATAAAAAACAAAACTTTAATAATTTTATTTTTATGCAAGACTCAGACATACATCTTGCTGCAACTAATAAAGATGAAAAAGAAAATCCCTTTTTTAAAATTGGAAGAGATCAAGCGCACCCTGGACTTTCTTATTCTGATGGAGTAGCAAACATATTTTTTGAAAAAATAAAAGGCTTATATGAAAAATAAAGAAAAAATCCTTACAATAAAAAAATTTATTATAAGGATTTATCTTAAATTTAAAAAGCCATTCAAGGCCGATAAATTTATTTATTAATTAGGAAACTTGCTCATCCACATTCTGGTCTTAGGAGTAATGCCCTTCCAAGAAGACCAATCTTCTCCCCCGTTTGTCATATAGAATACGATTTCCGCATTCTTGACGGGATTGAATAACTCAGCATTTGATTCAAGATCAAACTTAGTTCTACGATCAGGACCAAGTGTATCGATCATATTAATTTGGAACATACCATAAGACGAGTCGCCAGTCTTGTGATTGCCATTAAAGGCCAATGGTCGTCCATTAGACTCTTTCTTTGCTACTGCCCAAGCCACAACAAGGTCTTTACCCTTGAAGCCTACTAGCGAAAGCAGTTCTTTTAGTTCTAGATCGGTCAGAGATGTCTTATTCTCAAAACTCTCTAGTTTTTTTGCTTTAGAAACCAAAAAAACCTCTTTCGAGGCGGTTTCCAATGTCTGAGCCTGTTCAAGGCTAAGATTGTTTTTAGTATCAAGATCTGAAGAAGCACTAGCGTTAGAAGTAACCGCTATTAGTGCTACGATACTGAGTGTGCTAATGATCTCTTTGTTTCTTTCGATAAATTTAATCATAGTTTCCTCCTTAGAAAACAATAACACCTTGGTAGGTGTTACTACCAAGTATAACACAAAATTTTGTTAAAAGTCAACTTTATAGGGTGGTATAATAAATATTATGCCTGTATCATCATCTAATTATCCTACTATGAAGTATCCTATTGCTTCTGATCCCGTGAATGTACACGGAGACTTTAAAGTATTAGTTGATGCTTTAAATAATATTTTGCCACCATTAGGAATGACTGGTGTTTCTTCTCCTGTAAGAAATAATACTAATTTAGCATTATCTGCTGGAACTCCCGTGTATATTTCAGGAAATGTTTCCCATAGCGGACAAATGAAAACAACTGTAGAAAGATATAACCCATCAGCAAGTAATCATAACCCAGATTCACCAATACTTGGTTTAATACAAACAGGTATTTCTGCATTAAGTGATGGTGTCGCAGTTGTTTCTGGAGTTTTGCAAATGAACACATCTGGACTTGGAGCACCTGGAACTAAAGTTTACATAAACTCTAGCGGAGAACTTGTTGGAGGAAGACCTATAACTGGCCCAGCAAGATATGTTGCTGTTGTTGCAGTTCAAGGTACACAAGGTTTAATCGTTGTTCAGACAAAAGGCAACGGTACTTGGGGAGCACTCAAAGACGGATTGTCGTGATATAATAACATTATGGCAACTTTAAGAGGATCTCAAACATCATACGATATAGGTAATGCACCTCCTACAGTTCTTTGGACTGTTGTTCGTGGAGATACTTCTGGCTTTAAGGTTTATGTAACAGATGATGCAAAAGAGCCTTTGATTTTAAAAGGTCCTGGATCTGAATGGGATATTGCTATGAAGATTAAGAGACCTACTTCAACCCCTGGAATTATTACAGACAATGCAACACTGGTTTTAAATTTATATCCAGTTGCAGATGAAGATGACCTTGTTGGAGAGTTTACGGTTTGGCTTACAGCAGCAGAGTCAGTACAACTTCAAACAGGAGACATCTTTGACATTCAAGTGTCAGACCCTACAAGAGTTTGGACGGTTGCTCAAGGTAGCCTAAAGATTCTTGAAGATGTAACAGACTAATGGCAACAGCAGTAATTTTAGATGAACTAAATAATAAAACAAAACGAATCTTTCCTATAGATTACTCTCTAATTCAGTTAGAAGGTTTTACAAGAGACACTGTAATAACTGATGTACTTCCTTTTAGGGTTAAGTTTTCAGCCATTCAAGTTGTGGCTATTGGTTTGGGAAACACACCAGGAATTCCTCTTCAAGTAATTGGATATAGCAACTACATTCTCTAATAATCTTATTAAAAGGGGTGTTATAATTACCACATGGCTAAAGTATCAATCCCAGCAGTTAAGAGTCTGTTCCAAACTGGAGATAGACCAACTCAAGAAAACTATGAAGATTTAATCGATACCGCAACTGCTCAGTCAACAGACTTAGGCACATACGGTAACAATGAAAACACAATCAATGGTATTGAGAACGTAACTGTTGTTGATAACTTTGACGCTACAGTTTGGCGAATGGTCAAGTATATTGTTTCAATATCAAAGACCTCTGCAGGGGACAACAAGTTCTATGCAACCGAACTAACAATTCTCGTTGACGGTACAAATGTATCAGTCAGCGAATACGGAACAATCGACAATGATGGGAATATTGGCACCATTAATGTCTCTCGCACTGGAAATACCGTGGCCTTAACAGTCACTCCAGATCCTGCGATCAAGCCAGTCACAGTTCGTTTTGCACGAATTGGACTTAAGGCATAACTAAGGAGATATAAAAATGGCAACAGTAAATAAAGATTTTAAAATTAAGAGTGGCTTAATTGTTGAAGGTACAACAGCGACAGTTAACGGTTTTGACGTTCTTACAAAGAAGACAGCAGATCAAGACTACATTGTTAGTCTTATTGGCGGAACAGCCACATCTGCTAACGAAGCAAACAAGGTTGTAAAGCGTGATGCTAATGGTAACTTTGCTGCAGGAACAATAACAGCAGACGTAACTGGTCAAGTATCAGATATTTCAAACCATGATACAGGAGATCTTGCAGAAGGTACAAACAAGTACTTTACTGATGCTCGTGCAGTTTCAGCAACTGCAGCATCATATGATGTACTTGGAGCAGCAGCAGATGCAGCAGCAGATGCAGCAGCAGACCTTACAACACACTCTAACCTAACAGTTGCACACGGTGCAACAGGTGCGGTAGTTGGAACAACAAACACACAGACATTAACAAACAAGACTATTGGAGATACACTTAACTTCACTGGCGCAGGAGCAATGACAATCAATTCTGATTCTCATATCGTTCTTACTCCAGCAGCAGGTTCTTCAGTCAAGTGGGGTGCAGATGTTCTTGCAACACAGGCTTATGCAGACCTAGCACAATCAGACGCAGAAGCAACAGCCTCAGCAGATGCAACTACAAAGGCTAACAATGCATTAACTGCAGCAAACCTCTATACAGATGGAGCAGTTTCAGCACTTGTTGATTCAGCGCCAGAACTTCTAGACACTCTTAATGAGTTGGCTCTAGCACTTGGTGATTCACCAGACACAATCACAAACCTTACAACTCTTGTTGGAACAAAGGCTGACACATCATACGTTAACTCAGAAATTTCTGATCTTGACACAGCAGCACAGGGTTATGCTAATACAGCAGAATCTGATGCAATCGCAGCAGCAGCACTTGATGCAACTGATAAGGTAGCAGCAGAGGCAGCACTTAGAGTATCAGCAGTTACAGCAGCAATTGCAACTGCAGCAGCAGATGCAACAACTAAGGCCGACGCAGCACAAGCAGCAGCACAAGCAGCAGCAGATGCTCTTACAACATCTGATGTAGCAGAAGGAACAGCACAGTACTTTACAGATGCTCGTGCTAAGTCTTCAGCAGCAGACCTTTTGGTTGGTGCAACAAAGACTAACATTACAATCACAGGTACAGGTGCAGGACTTACTATCACCGCAGAAAACGGTGTAGCAGATTCTACAACATCTGATCTAGCAGAAGGTTCAAACCTTTACTTTACAAATGAAAGAGCAGTAGATGCTCTTGAAGCAGTTGTTCCAAACTTCACATCAGTTGAATTGAATTCAGTTGCTAAGCAAGTTGCAGCAACTCTTTCAGCACCAACTGCAGGAATTCAGACAGCCCACGCTTTCTTTAAGGCTGACTACCGTTCAGCAGAATACCTTGTAAAGGTTGCCTACGGAACACACACTGAAATTTCAAAGGTTCTTTTGACCCTTGACTCTTCAGATAATATTGCAATTACTGAATACGGAATTGTTGGAACCAATGGTTCAGCATCAACAATTTCAGCAGGTATCTCAGGAGCAAATGTACAACTTCAAGTTACAACCACTAACAATAACTCAACAGTTACTGTAATGGGAACACTTCTTAAGTAATAAAAAATAAAAATAGTTGGAAGAGGGAGTAGTAAATGGCAACAGTCGATAAAGACTTCAAAGTCAAGAATGGATTAGCCGTAGCAAACGGCGGTACATTCGGAGGAGCAGTAACAGTAGGAACCCCTACAGCATCAACTCACGCAGCAACCAAGGCGTATGTAGATTCTCTAACAGGGATGACTGTATCATCAACTGCTCCTTCTTCACCAACTAATGGTAAGCAGTGGCTAGACACCACAACAAACAGAGTTAATTTCTATTACGATGGAGTTTGGTATACCCAAGCAACTATTGATGATACAAATAATTTACCACAGCACATTCACGATACCGCAATTGATGGAACTGGTTTCATAGTATCCCAGTTTTATGAAGGCGGATCATTTAATAGCCCATTGGGTGTAGGTTTGGATGCTGGAGGACCAAGTACAACAACTTGGACTGTAGTGTTCGATGGCGGTAGTGTAGTAGATAACTTCAATTAAAAAATTGATGTTATAATAAAGATAAGTAATTGGGCAGCCCCCATAAGGAGAAATAAAATATGGCAACAAGAATGCAACAGCGCAGAGGTACTGCAGCCCAATGGACGGCTGCCAACCCAATTCTCGCAGCAGGTGAAATCGGTTTTGAAACCGACACAAGTAAATTTAAGATGGGTAACGGATCCTCTACATGGTCAGCATTGACATATTTTGCAAATGCAGCCGAACTAGCAGCAGTTATCGACGGCGCACCAGATCTGCTAAATACTCTCAATGAGTTAGCAGCAGCAATGGGAGATGACCCAGCATTTATCACAAACCATACAACTGCAACAACAAATGTTCACGGTATTGCAAATACTGCACTACTATCAACAACAGCAGGAGTAAACTCAGCAATTGCTATTTCGGCAGAATCATCATCACAAGACGCAACTACAAAAGCAAATGCAGCATTAACAAATGCCCTTGATGCAGTTACAACACACACCGCACTTCAAACAGGTGTTCATGGCATTGCAGACACAGCAGCACTTGCAACAAAGGCGTATGCAGACAATGCAGTAACAGTACACGACACAGACGAAACAAATGTTCATGGAATTGCAAATACTGCACTTCTAGCACTTAAATCAGAAATTGAAGCACACAACACAGACGAAACAGGTGTTCATGGAATTGCAGATACTGCACTTCTAGCACTTAAATCAGATGTTGAAACAGCAAAATCTGATGTACTCACTTCAATTTCAACAGCAGTATCATCAATTACACAATCTTCCATAGGACTTGCTAACGTTGATAATACATCAGATGCAAATAAGCCAGTATCAACTGCAACAGGAACAGCAATTGCAACAGCAGTTTCTGATCACAATGCAGATACTAGCAATGTTCACGGTATTGCAGATACATCAGTTCTTGCAACACTAACAGATGTTACAAATGCTGTTAATGGTGCAGAGGTAGATCAGGCATCACTTGCTGGTGTAGGTATTGATTACAATGCAGTATCTGAAGCATTCGATCTTGACAACACATACATTACAACTGCTACACAAACAGCACTTGACCTAAAGGCTCCACTTGCTTCACCTACATTTACAGGAACAGTTTCTGGTATCACATCAACAATGGTTGGTCTTGGAAACGTAAATAATACAGCAGATGAATCAAAGCCAGTATCTACAGCACAGGCTTCAGCAATCGCAACTGCTAAGTCAGAAGCAATTGCAGAAGTTAATGCACTTCTAGTTGGTGCTCCAGCAGCCCTCAACACACTTGATGAACTTGCTGCAGCACTTGGTGATGACGCAAACTTTGCATCAACAGTTACAACTAATTTAGCAGCAAAAGCACCTCTTGCTTCACCAACATTTACTGGTACAGTAACAGTTGCAGCAGCAGGAGTAGCATTTACAGACGGTACACAAACAAAGGCTGGCGTACCTTCAATTACTAACATCCCAACTGCAATAGCAGCAGGAGCACACGCACTTGCAGCAGCACGGGCAGATCAGTTTATCCCATTAACTGGAGCAGTAGTTATTACTCTTCCTGCAACAGGATATTCAACTGGTCAGTCAATTGATTTCTACCAAGAGTCAGGAACTGGAGCATCATTTGCTTCAACTAACTCAGTAGTGGGAACACCAGGACTTAAGTTTAGAACAACCAACTCAGTAGCAACAGCAATGAAGACTGCAGCAGGATGGTTGGTCTTCGGCGACTTATCAGCATAATAAAAAAAAATTAAAGAAATAGGGGAGATTAAATATGTCAAAGCAAGCAGGTAGAATGAGTCAGTCGGCAAACGACTTTCTGGCTCCACTAGCACCAACAATTGGTACAGCAACAAATGTTGGAACTGGAAGGGCTTACAACAATGGTGCAGTTACAGTAACTTTTACTGCTAATACAGATGGCGCACCAGCAACATCTTTTACAGCATCAGGATACTGCTCTGTACATGGTGTGACACACTCTGCAACTGGTTCATCTTCTCCAATAACAATCCAAGGCTTTGGCTCTGGAGTAGTCACAAATATAACAGTAACTGGAACAAACTCAGTAGGACAAGGCCCAGCATCTGCTGCATCTAACTCTGTAACAGTTACAACTGTTCCTCAAGCACCAAGTGGTCTAAGTGCTACAGACACTGGAACAGGAAGACCATTTAATAATGGTGAAGCACGAATAAGTTTTACTACTCCAGCAACTGGTGGATCAGATATTACTGGATATGGAATTCAATCAAATGATGGAGGTTATGCTACTTCTGGAAATTCAAATCCACTAAGTGCAGCAGGAATTGCATCAGGAACAACTTATTCTTTTAGAATTAACGCAACGAATGCAAATGGAACTTCTGATTATTCTGCTTTGTCTAATTCAGTAACATTGACAACAGTGCCCGCAACACCTTCAGCACCAAGCGCATCATCTCCTTCAGCAGGAACAGATAGCGTATCTTGGTCAGCACCATCAAATGGTGGATCAGGAATTACATCTTACACTTGGGCATCTTCTGATGGAAAGTCTGGCAATGTTGGAACAGCAACATCAGCAAGCGTTGGACAAGAACAAGGAACAGAACAGACATACACTGTTTATGCAACAAATGCTAATGGTAATTCTGCAACATCAGGTGCATCAGGATCTGTTACAACTGTATTTGCTGCATTCGGTGCATTTGGTGCCTTCGGTGCCTTCTCTGCCTTTGGTGCGTTCGGTGCGTTCTCTGCCTTCGGTGCCTTCGGTGCATTCGGTGCGTTCTCTGCATTCGGTGCCTTCGGTGCATTCGGTGCGTTCTCTGCATTCGGTGCATTTGGTGCCTTCGGTGCCTTCGGTGCATTTGGTGCATTCGGCGCATTCGGTGCCTTCGGTGCATTTGCTGCTTACGGTGGAGGATCTCGCTGGTACTCAGTTGGTCCAAACACTTTGATCTTAACAACAAACGGATATGTTCAAGCATCAGATCTTGAAGTAGGAGACACTCTTGTTTCAGCAGATGTTCCTGGATTAGGAATGTCATTTACAAAAGAAGAGATGGTAGCCTGGACAAATAATCCAGACAGTCTTGCAATTGTTCCAAACCAAACAACAACAGTTACGGCAGTTGGAGTATCAAATGCTTCAGTTGTTGTAATGATAGGAAATGAAACATACTCAGGAACTCACCATTTACTTGCAAAAAGAGATGGTCTTGCACAGATGATTTTGTCTGCAAACCTTTTGACTACAGACAAGTTATGGTCTACACAGACAAATTCTTGGACTGATATAGTTGACCTAGTCATAACAGTCATGGATCATCAAGTTATTTCTGTTAACTGTGAACCTCTAGATATATTCTTTACAGAAAACTATCTAGTCTATGATGGATATCCTATAGATTCCCCATTGCCCGAACCAGAACCTGCACCAGAATAATATTTTAACATAATGCTAAAGCATTTGTTGTGATATAATTATAGGTAATAGAATGGGAATTATGAATACTATTAAATTTCTTCAGATGTATCCTCAATTGTTGAGTATTGTTCCAGAACCAGAACAGAGCACAAAAAATGTTCCTACATGGTATAAAGATCAGCCAGCAATTTCGGGAAGTGAGATTCCTGATAGAGGGATTATGAGGCTTACTGTAAAAAAATGTCAAGCCTTTTTTGACGCTATGGCAATGGGATATATTTTAAAAGTTCCATGCGATATATACATAGATACAACTGACGGCAATTTAAATATTCAACTTCCTGCGGGGGTGAGCAAGTATCACTCAATGCTTATAAGTGAGCATTCAGAAGAGCAGGTTTCTCACTTACCTATAGATAAAGAAATCTATTGTAGTAAAATTTTAAGAATTCACCCTACCTGGATGGTACAAACCGATGAAGGTTACAGTACACTATTTACAAACCCAATGCACCAAAGTCCAACACCTTTAAAGGCAATCGATGCTGTTGTTGACACTGATAACTATTTTACTGATGGTCATCTATCCTTTTTGGTAAAAAAGAATTTTAAGGGAACATTAAAGCAAGGAACACCAATGTCTCAAATTTTTCCATTTAAAAGAGAAGAATGGACAATGGAATTAGTTAACAACTTCCCACCAAAAAAAATAGAAGAACAACGGAATAAAGTTAGATCTACTTTTCAAAATGGTTATAGATTAAAGTTTTGGCAAAAGAAAACCTTTAAGTAAAACTCTCAACAATAGATTTAGGTAGAGTTTTGCTTTTCATAAAACTCTGCTATACTTAGGTCTTAATCCGTTTTTGAAAGGACGATACACATGTCAGATTTTTTTAGTTTTAAACTTCCAGAGGACTTCGTAGAAAAATACAAGAACCAAGAAAGCCCATTTGGGTTTAAGGATGCAGCAGAAAATTCACTTGGAGAAATTACTTTTATTCGTACATATTCTCGCATGAAGGAAGATGGAACTAAAGAAAGATGGCACGAGGTTTGTCGTCGTGTAATCGAGGG